ACGCTGGCTTGTCCAGAGGCTACCTGACCTAGTTGAGCTCAACCCCGCGAACATTTTTCGGGTGAATAAGGGATCAAAGAACATTCAAGGGGTTTTGAATCCTGGATTGCTAGGGTACAGGTTCAGTCCCTATCCTATTCCAGAGCAACTTTCAGCTCGTCCTCCACCCAGTGGGCCATCGCGGGACGCGAAACTGGCTGTCGCCGAATCTCGCAAGAGCCGCCGCGTGATCGTTCCGCGTATTCCGGATCCAGTTTTTCCGCTTCATGCGCCATGAGGGGCTTTACTCTTCCGGCGCGGATGGGTTATAATCCCCATGCGCCCGATCCCGCGCAGGTTTTATGATGAACCATCCCGACCTCATTGTCGAGTTCAACAGCAGGCCAGGCTCCCTGGCCGTGACCTTCCCGTACGATGCGCTGGCCGTTTCTCTGGTCAAGACTGTACCTGGCAGACGGTATGACAAGGACACTAAGGTCTGGCATATCCCGAGCGGCTCCTTGCGGGCTCTTCAGCAGGAGGCGGCACGGCGGGGCTTCAATATCGTTCTAAGTGAGCGCCTGCGGATCGCCCAGAATCATGGTCAGCAGGACAAGGCGGATCTACGGCGGGCCAAGGAAATGGATGACAGTCCGCTGGATCTACCGACGAAGACGGAAGCCTACCCTTATCAACGGGCGGGTATTCGATATCTCCAACTGGCCCTGCGCAAGTTCGGAGGGGCGCTCCTGGCGGACGATATGGGTCTGGGCAAGACTTTTCAGGCCCTGAGCCTGGTCGCCTTGTCGAAATGCCGTTCGGTGTTGGTGCTGACGAAGGCGAGCGGGAAGTACGTCTGGCTTGAGGAGATCGAGAAGCATTATCCCGAGATGTCGTACGTTCTCATCGATGGTGTGGAAGAGGAGAGGCGGCAACAGTGGTCTCAGGACGTGCGTATTTTCATCACGAACTATGAGCTGATTATTCCGCGCAGGCGGCAGGATGAGGACGGCGAATGGGAGCACATTCCGACTCCCGAAGATGGTGCCCGTGCCCGAAAGTGGGATCTGGTCATCCCCGATGAGATTACGAAGCTCAAGAACTACACGACGCAGACCGCCAAGACCGTCAAGAGGCTGAGTCGTATTTACAGCCTGGGGCTGAGCGGAGCCCCGATCGAGAACCGGCTCGACGATCTCCACTCGATAGTGGACTTCGTGATGCCAGGGCTGCTCGGCCCTGGCTGGCTCTTCCACCAGGAGCACTGCATCCTAAACCGCTACGGCGGCGTCGTGGGCTATCGGGGCATCGACAGCGTGAGGGAGAGAATAGCACCTCACTATCTTCGGCGCACCAAGGACAAGGTGCTGACGGAGCTGCCTCCGAAGACCTACACCGATGTCTGGCTCGAGATGAACCATGGGGAGTGGGCCGTTTATGAGGTCATTGTGCAGCAGATTCGCCAGGCCATCAAGGAGAATCCGAAGCTCAAAGCGGCCAATATCCTGACCGAGATCCTGCGCCTCAAACAGTGTGTCGATGACACGCGGCTGCTGGGCGAGACCGGCATCGCCAGCAGCAAGATGGAGGCCCTTCGGGATATTCTGGAGGCTTCGGAGGGGCACAAGATCGTAGCCTTCACGCAGTTTGCGGAGTGGGCTACGCTCCTGGGGGAAGAGTTCGATGCACCTGTGCTGAAGGGCTCGGTCTCAGCCAAGGCGCGGGCCGCAATGATCTCCCAGTTCCAGCAGGATGACAGCCCGCTGTTGATCTGCACGGAGGCCGGTGCCTATGCCATCACGCTGACAGCCGCTGACATTATCATCCACCTCGACCAGCCCTGGAATCCTGCCGTGCTGCGCCAGCGCGAGGATCGCCTGCACCGGCTCGGGCAGAAGGGTAACGTTCAGGTGGTCAGCTTCATCGCACGGCGCACCGTGGACGAACTGGTGCGGAAGATTATCCATCGCAAGCTGAAGCTCCTTCGGGAGGTCTTTCAGGAAGACGCTGATGATACCATGGTGGGGCAGGCCGTGACGAGGGTCGATTTGCTCTCGCTTATTGGAGGAGAGAGATGAAGCTGGTGATTACGGTCTATTCGGGCGGCGTTGCTGGTTACACGATTTATGAGAAGGATGGCCGGAGGATGTGGTCGCTGCTTCTACACACACGGGACGGTTCCTTTTGGCAGCTGATTTGTCGTTTCTTTTCTGAGTATGCAGCTGTAGGAGGTTCGTGGTAATGGCGGGATCTAAGACTCTTACTGAACCACGCCGTTGCCACAACAACGTTGACGGTTTGGGCACATACACAAATCGCCCTGAGAAATATTGCCCTAATTACGTCAACATGAAGAAGGCCCGTAAGAAGTACTGGCAGCGTTTCATCAAGGCGACGGGGAAAGACGCTGACCGGATGTGCTGGGCCTACGTCTGTGATTGGTGCTGGCAAGACTTGAACGAGATTGACGATTGGGATGGCTGGCCCACTGACGACAGTGGCAAATTCATGCAGACCGTGGAGTGCAATTTATGAGCGGCGGGCACTGGGGCTATAGTGACCAGCGATTAGAAGCGATAGGCCAACAGGTACGGTACACATTCCGCTTTCTGGCAGCCGTGGAGCACGAATTGGACTGGGGCATCTGCTGCGATACCTGCCTGGATTGCGCCAAGAGGCGCGTTGCAGAGGCGATGATCAGGTACTTCGATGGTGACGTGGACGCCGCCATCGCTATTGCTCGCGATCAGGGCCAGAACCAATGCCCTAGACACTCAGGGGAGAAGGCATGAGGGATCATTGTTGCGGGAGTGCGCCGCTCGCAGTTCCTGGTTGTTGTGGCGCGGGCGAAGGAGAAGACATGGTCAGCTTTGGACGTTTGCCTGGCGTAGGGGTATCCATGGGCGAGCGGGAAGAGGCCTGGGCGCGGGATAGTGAGGCTGCATATTTCCAGGAAGACCCGCCCCTGGAAGATCCTGATAATCCTCAGTATGAGTTCGGTCGAGACGAGCCTGGGTACCATATTGATGACGATGTCTGGGTCACGGCGGACGGTGACGAGATTCCTTATACGGAGCTCTCGCATGGGCACCTCGCCAGCATCGTTAAGATGATCCAACGGGAGCTTTTGCAGGCTCGCACCGGCATGCAGCCCCATGGCGAGGGAGCCCAGGACGCTTTTGAGAGCGAGATCGGCCAGCGCGAGGATGAATTGGTGGATCTTGAAGCCGAGCAGGAACGGCGGAGAGAGGTGGCGTTTCCATGATCCCCCGAGTGCGTTGGCAGCAGATTTGTGAGCAGGCAGGGCGCACGGTTCTGACGACGGAGCTCCGGCGCGTCGAGGAGCTGGAAAAGTTCAGCAATCACCAGCTCGTCTGGGCGATGCAGCTGTACGCCAAGGAAACGGTCTACCCGAATCTGCCGGACTTCGAGGACTGGATGAAGCGGGAGACCGTTCCCGAAGAACTCGTCTGTGCAGCTTATCTCAGTGAAGCGCCTGAGATCATAAAGCTGGCGGATCAGTTGGAGACCCTGCAAGGGGCCTGGTTTCCTTCACCCGATACGGAGATGGAGATCGAGGAGATCAAGCGCAGGCTAGGAGTCGCGTTGATGGAGGTGACATGAAAGCAAGCCTAGAAGCACGGCTGCTGGCGTCGGTGCGGACGGCGGCGGACTTCCGGCAGATCAAGGAGGCCGGTCTGGATGAGGCCTTCGAGCACTACGGGCCGATGCACGAGTACATCCAACGGATGGTTGAATTGCACGGCAAAGTGCCTCGCCTACTTGATCTCAAAGAGACGTTCAATCTGCCCAAAACGGTCACGCGCAGCGGAGAAGAGTTCGAGTTTCTGCTGCGGGAGGCGACCCAGATTTTCCTAGTGCGGGGTGTCCAGGCCCTGCTCGACAAGAACGTCACCGAGCATGGTGATGACCCAGACGACCTGATCGATAACCTTGTTCGGGATCTCAGCGGTCTGAAGAAGATGTCCAGCACCCAGCTGTCGATGACCGATCGCTCGATGACGGCTCGCATGGCCCGTTATGAGGAGAAGGCCCACGAGCCCAAGGCGCAGGGGATCAGGACAGGCATCCGCTTCTTCGATGAGAAGGTCAAGCTAGGCTGGCAGCCAGGCGAGCTGATCGGTGTCGTGGGCCGTACGTACGTGGGCAAGTCGTGGATGCTGCTCTTCTTCGGTCTGATGGCGTGGAAGTTCGACAGGCGCGTGGTCTTCGTGAGCCCTGAGATGTCCATCGAAGAGACGGAGGCTCGCTTCGACGGCTTGCTCATGGCGCAGCACGACATCAAAGTCGAGGTGAGCCAGCTCTATCGGGGTTACGTTCCGACGGACGAGATGAAGGCGCTGGCCGCTGAGGTGGCTCATCGGAAGGAATGGATAACCTACGCCTCCGCCGACGAAGGCCGGTTCGGGCTGGCGGAGCTCGGGCGTCTCATCTGGGAACACAAGCCGGATATACTGATTGTGGATGGGCTGCCCCTTTTGGAATCCGGCAACAAGAGGCAGCAGATTTGGGAGTCCATAAAAGAGCTCAGTTACGGCCTGAAGAACCTGGCCGTGCGGCATAACCTGACGATCCTGATCAGCCACCAGGCCACGCGCAGGGCGCACAACGTCGCTCGCCCGCCTGGGCTGCATGAGGTGGCTTACGGGGACGCCTTCGTCCAGGCCTGCGATCGTGTTCTGGCCTTGTCCA